AAAAGGTTCCACATTCGCCATGCTCCGCATCACGTTTCTTTTTCTGACCTGCCGGACGTCGCGCTGTGATGTACTCCGCCTTCCCCAGGCGAACCAGCACCTCCGCACACGGCTGTGCCACATCACGGATATCCCCGGCCCGGGCATCATGCGTGCCCTGCAGATATCGGATCTTTGCCATAACCTGTTACGGGAGGCGCACGCCTCCCGTCCTCCTTATCAGACTCAGCCGCCGGACGCACTGCCGTAGTTCACTCCGGTGATCACCGCCACCGCCGCAGTACGGCGACGACGCCAGTTGATCCAGCGCTCCGCACGGATGGCCACGCTGCCTGTCTGGAACATGGAAACCAGCTCCACCGGGGACGGCGTGGTACTGTCGCCGCCCGGCTCAGACTGCATTTCCAGTGATGCCTCGCGGGACATATCCACTGCCACGCCGCCGTCATCCGCCAGATAAATATCCGGGGCATTCACCAGCACCAGCTGGTCACCCACGTACTGGGAGACAATCACCGGCAGCCCCTGGAAGGAGCCACCCAGCAGGGTCATGTCCGGGTATTCCTTCTGACCCAGCGCATTTTTACGCATGGACAGTGCCAGGGCATTGGTGCTGGACATCAGCCAGACCGCACCGGTGGGCTGCAGGTTTGCTGCCACAAACTGTCCAAACGCAGCCTCGGCATCCGCATCCGGGTTACCGGTTGATGCCGTGCCCTTCACATCATGGGTGATGGACGCCGGGGAGACATCTGCCACTGCGGCTTTTTTCGGGTCCACAAAGTCTGTATCCAGACGCGCCACCACCGCTTCCGCCAGCGCATTACGGACCAGTGCATCAGCAGCCGGACTGGAAAAACGGATCAATTCTTCCGTCAGTACCGCAATGGCCGACACCTTCGCATGACTGAAGGTGATGGATTCAAAATCAAACTTCGTCAGGGGTTTTGCCTTACCCTCACCCACCCAGCCGGCAGCACCGCCGGACACCTGGGCGTGCACACGGATATTGAATGGCACCTGACGAAGTGCAGGGATCCCGCCCTGACCAAATCGCCCGATAATGGTCTGCGGACGCAGGTAATCAATAAAGTCCTGTGCGTATTCCTGATATTCAGACAGGCTGCCTGCCCACTGCGGATCCGTGGTGGTCCCCGCGCCCACTGCCGATTTCAGGACATGATGCAGACGACTGTCATCCGGATACTGACGACGGGCCACTTCCAGGGCTTCAGATCGGACGCCTTTAGCCGCAGCCAGCGATTTGGCAAAGCGGGCGAAGCCAATCCCCTTATCCAGTTTCTGCTCCACACGGATCACCGGCGCAGAAGCCACCGCGGCCACATTCCCGTTACCGGCCTGTTTCACCGGCTGCGCCGTGGCGGCCTTACCGGCTTCCAGTTCACGCAGGCGCTTCAGGTGCGCATCCACCTGACGGATTTCCGCTGCGGTGTTGTCGTAATGCTCTTCCTCCTCCACATCCAGCGTGCGCCCTTCCTCTGCGGCTTTGGTCATGACCTCCTCAAGGGAGGCTGCCAGCGCTGCACGCTTGTTTTCAAAACTTTTAATCTGTTCGCCAATATTCATTATGGTCTTTTCCTTATGAAAAACGGTTGTTGACTGTGCCGCAGCGCCGGCAGAAGATGCGATTTTCACCACCGGTTTCCGGTTGCCGGACGCGGCAGAAAACGGGCGGTCGTAAGATTTAATGGTCCGGATGGTGCATTCCGCATTCGCGGGCACGGTGACGGCAGACACCTCCATCAGTTCCCAGCGCAGAAAATGCAGTCCGCCTCCGTCCAGAAAGGTGTATTCATGGGGACGGAAGCCCACGGACAGCCCCCTGACCAGCCCGGTCTTAATGGCCGCCCAGACCTCATCCAGCCGGGCAGCCAGTTGCGACGGCATATCCGGTACGGGCTTCACCAGTGTTGCCGTGATTTCCAGCCCTTCGCTGACCCGGCGCACCGTACACTGCCCCACCGGGCGGGAATGGTCATGCTGCCAGAGAAACGGGATCGCACTGCCAAACTCCGCGCCCTCCGGCTCCAGGATGTCACCATCCCGATCCGGAGAAGGCGTTGACGCAATCCCGGTGATCACCCGTTCATCCTCACTGAAGGATTTCACCGTCAGCAGGGAACAGGCCCGTTTAAGAGTCACATCAGCCTCCTGAAAATAAAAAAACCGCCGCAGCGGTTCATGATGGTTACAGTGTGAACAGGGTTATATGAAAAAAACCGCATATTCTTTCTTTTTCGGTTCCGGGTTAAGGGACATCAGGGAGACCGCATTGAACAGCGCCATCAGCGGGTCAATTTTTCCCCGTCCACTGGCCTGTTTGGTGATAAGAATGGCGTTACCTTTAGGCTCCACCCGGGCATTGCCGACACACCAGGCCATCAGGGGCTGGTCACCATGCACCAGCACCCCTTCAGCCAGTTTGCGCTCGGTGGTTTTAATGGCCCCGCCCAGTTTCCAGCCCTGGCTTATCCCCACCACAATTCCGTCGGGGATCCCGGCTTCCGCCAGTGAATCCAGAATCTGCCCCACCCCTGACGGGTCAATACCGATATGGTCCAGTAACTCAGCCTCATGAATGCGACGCACATATTCCGCCACTTCCGCCGTGTCATCCCCGACACGCCGGACAATGGTCATATCTCCACAGGCAACAAGATCCTGAAACCGGGACGCCTCGCTCTTCCGTCGGACCACCGCGGTTTCATGCGCCCAGGCATGGCCCCAGCCCAGCCATTCGCGGGTTTCCCTGTCACGGCCAATCACGTACATTCCCAGCAGATCATCCAGGCCCCCGCCGTCAATCCCCACCGTCACCACATCAGCGCGCTGCAGGATATCGTCCAGGCTGACGCGCCTGCCCTGCTGCTCCCAGAAATCCGCACCCGCCCAGCGGTCAGAACGCAGGGCAAGACCAATTTCCACATTGGCATGTTTTGACATGAAGCCACGAAATGCTTCCTCACCAGCCTCCCGGGCTTTACGGTACTCCCGGTACAGAAAAGCCTCATCCACCGAATAACCGAGATTCGGGTTAACCATGGCGAGGTTTTCCATCAGCAGGTGAGCCCCGCTTTCCACCATTTCAGGAGGATGCTCAAAAATCACCGGCAGAAAGTGCGGATCATGAATTTTGCCGTCACGGACATCCCGGGCGTACTGCAGTTTCTGTCTGAACACCCCGGCTGGCGGCTCATTCGACTGGGTGGTCGTATACACCACAAACCCTTCCGGGCGGGAGGCAAGGCCGCCTATGGCTTCACGTAACATGTCCTCCGCTTTGTACTGCTTGCCAAATAACCACAGTTCATCAATCAGCGTCCCCACGGACTTGATACCGGATACCGTATTCGGATCGGCAGCCACCACCTTCAGGGTGGTGTCCGTCACCCTGTGGGTGATGGTCCGGATATGTGTCTGCACCTGACAGAGGTCATCCAGATCATCGTCCCGTCGTACCATATCCCTGGCAGGGTTGAAGGCGTTAGCCGCCACCTCCACGGTCGGGGCCAGAATGGTGTAGCCCGCCGCCTGCCGCCAGTTCAGTAACAGCGCCGTCATCATGATCCCGGCAGCCAGCGTGGACTTGCTGTTTTTCTTGGGGATAAGGATAAAAACTTCCTTGATATGGCGTACACCGGTCTGCGCATCGTAGGAGCCAAACAGGGCCGCCACCAGGTCAAACACCCACTGTGCGCAGGACTCCCCGAACGTCGGGCTGCCCGGTGCATCCACAATCCGCAGTTGTTTAAAAATCGCCAGGGCATGTGCGGCCTGCTCCGGATAAATCGGAGCCGGAATAATCGACAGCCCCTTTTTCAGGCGCTCTGCCCAGTCCGGGCAGGCCGTGCTCCACACAGGTATCATCCGTTGCCCTCATTATCATTATTCACCACCAGGCGGGGTGGTGGTGGCACCGCAAAACGGTTAGCCGCTTTTTTCGCCGCGTCACCTTTTGCCGATTTTTTACCGGCATCCCCTTTTTTGTGGTGCGTGAACTGCGCCAGCTTATAAGCCGCATCCAGCGCCAGCCTGGGGTCGGTATTAATGTTCTCCACCAGAAGACGCCCCATCGCTTTCACCGGATCGGGAAGACC